ACAGGTGAACAGTTACCTGGATATTGGCGTGCTGTTTACAAAATGGCATACGACACAGATACTCCGCATATGACACCTTGGGAAATGCTTGGATATTGTATCAAGCCAAGTTGGTGGGAAACAAACTATGGACCTGCACCTTATACTAAAGACAATCTTGTTATGTGGAAGGACATTGAAAAAGGCTATTGTAAAGAGCCTGGTAAAGCACTAATTGTTAAGAAAAAATATGTCCGACCAAATCTTTTATCACATTTGCCTGTTGATGAATTTGGGCAACTTGTTGATCCACTAGCAAGCGGTTATGCAAAAGATTTTAGTTACGCTACAATGAAAAATGATGCTTTTAAGTTTGGTGACGAAGCACCTATTGAAACTGCATGGAGACGTAGCAGTGATTATGCATTTAGTTTATTAGTTGCAATGATATTGAGTCGCCCAGCACAAGTTTTTTCTATAGGTTTTGATAGAGCTAGAACTTCAAGAAATGTTGCAGGTAATTATGTTTATAATAATAAAAAAGCAATACGAGCAGTAGATTTAATTTTTCCAAAAACAAAAACAAATAACACAGTAAATCAAACACTAGGGTTGATTAACTATATTGAAAATTACTTACGCAGTAATGTTAATGCAAATTATGAACGTTATATTGGTAGACTTACAGCAATAAATTCTCAGATGGGTATTAAACTAGCTGGCTTTGCTGACAAGGACAAATTAAAGTTAGTCTTAGATAGCAGAACACCGTTGAATCAAGGTAATGTTTTTATACCTCAAGAAAATTATCAAATTTTTCTCAATACTAGTAGTGCTCAAGAACTAATTTCTTATAGTGGTATTATTATTGAAAAATTAGGACGAGGATATAAAGTAAGTGGGTATGACAAAGAAGATCCATTTTTTACTTTTTATAAACCAATCGAAAGTTCAAATGATATAGGAATAAATGTTGGCGGTATTAGCGAAAGTTTCTTAGAATGGGATGAAAACAAACAAGTTATAGCTGGAAAAGTTGTAAAATTTAGTAATCGTTTCTATAGAGCTTTAGATAATCATGTTACAAGTGAAAATTTTGATATTAGTCTTTATAGCCAATTAAGTGAACTTCCAATTACTGGAGGTGCAAATGCGTTACTTAGAAGACGTTTCGAAACAACTATTTCTACAGTAGATTACGGTAAAGTATATTCTACTTTACAGGAGGTGGTTGACTTTTTATTAGGCTATGAAAGATATCTGTTAGAAATTGGATTTACATTTGATTACAATAATAGACAAACTGCAAGTATAGAAGATTTCAAATTAGCCACAAAAGAATTTTTATTTTGGACAACACAGAACTGGGCAGAAGCAAGTGTTATAGTTTTGAGCCCTGGTGCTAACCAATTATCCTTCAAAAGACAATATTTTGTTGTAGATAATTTGTTTGATAATTTTTATGGTTTAGATGTTTTAAAAGCTGATACAGGAAAATTAAGAAGTTCTTATGCAAATATAATTAGAGATAATACAAACGAATTTGGTATTCAGCCGCAAACAAATGCGGATGGCATATATTTTGTAAAATTACCTTTGGTGCAAAAAGAACATATTGTGTTGATTGACAATAGCACAGTGTTCAACGATACAATATATGACCCTGAACCAGGATATAGACAAGAACGTATCAAAGTAGTAGGATATAGAACTGATGCATGGAACGGTAGTTTAAACATACCAGGATTTACATTTGATGAAGCAAAAGTTACTGAATGGCAATCTTGGAAAGATTACTATATTGGTGAATTGGTAAAATTCAAACAATTTTTTTACGCTGCTGTAGTAACACACACTGGCACTGAAGAATTTAATTTTAATAATTGGAGTCTTTTACCAAGTCGTCCTGAAAGCACATTGATGCCTAACTGGGATTATCGAGCTAATCAATTTACAGATTTTTATGATTTAGATACAGACAATTTTGATAGTGAACAACAGCGTTTAGCACAACACTTGATAGGATATCAAAAAAGACAATATTTAGAAAACATCATAAATGATGATGTAGCTCAATATAAATTTTATCAAGGTATGCTGCAAGACAAAGGCACAAAAAATGCATTAACAAAATTATTTGACAAATTGGGTAGTGCAGATACTGATAGTTTAGATTTTTATGAAGAATGGGCTGTGAGGTTAGGACAGTATGGTGCAACAGATAGTTTCAATGAAGTAGAATATCAATTAGATGAAAAACAATTTAGAATAGAACCGCAAACTGTTGAGCTTGTAAATGTAGTTGATCAATCAAGAACAGATCTTGTTTATCAATATCCTAAAGCAAAAGTATATTTGCGTGATGATGATTATGACCACGCTCCGTTTCCTACAAATAACAGTTTAGAAGAATATACAAAAACTGGCGGATATGTTGCGTTAGATCAAGTAAACTTTATTGCTAGAACTTTAAAAGATGTGTTAAGTTTTGATATTAATTCAGTTGATATTAATTCTTACATATGGGTGCCAGAAGTGCAACAAAGCTGGAATGTATACAAACATATTCAATCCCCAGCACGTATAGATAAAATAGAAAAAAGTGAATTAGGTTTTATAGCAACATTTGATAGAGCTGTGCCATTTGCTGTTGGTGAAATCATAGGTATCAATAATATACAAGATGACATTAATGGATTTTGGACTGCAAGATCTGTAAGTCTCAATGTTGTAGAATTTTATACTAACAAAGATATAGGCGACGATGCAATAGATCTAAGTGATAGCACACAAGGTGTTGTATCACAACTTAACAGCCGCAGACTTGCAAATGTTACAGATATAAACAATTTATTAGTTGATTACGATATTGACCAAAATGAAAAACTATACATAGATGATAACGGAACTGGTAATAGTGAAGTAATAGAAAATAATTCTGTTTATAGTCTACAAGCAGAAATAACAAACGAAGAAGGTTTAGCTGATGTTGGCTATGGAACTGCATTTGATGCAAGTGGTAGTAATCAGGTGCTTGCTGTTGGTATGCCTGATTTAGGACTTAATGGTAAAGTTGCAGTATACACAAGACTAAGTGAATCTTTAGAATATACATTATTACAAACACTAGAACCAACTGGTGTAAACATTTTTGGAATACAAGGAATAATAAATGCTAATCCTGGCGAAATAACAACTGTAGGAAATCACAGTCTTAGAGAAGGTGAAAAAATAACCATCGCTGACGCAACAGGACTAACAGCACTTAATGGAAACAGTTACTATGTTTCAGTTATTTCAGACACATCTTTTAGAATTTATAATGACAAAGCACTTACTTCGCCAGTTGATACAACTTCATTAGGAACACACGATACTGGAACAGGATCTGTATCTAGTGGTTATCTTTATGACACAGGAGCTGGCTTTGGAACATCAGTTGAAGTTACGGATAATGGACAATACATTATTGTTGGAGCTCCAAATGCTAGTGATGTCCGCAGTAAATATGCAGGAGAATTTGCTGGAACTTCTAGTTACCTAGAAGGAGATATTGTAAGCGATAAGGGCACACTTTGGAAAGCATTGAGAGACACACCAGCAGGCAGTGGCGATAGTTCAATAAGTTCATTAGCACAAGATTGGGAACTAGCAAATGTTTTAGAAGCAGAACCAACAGGTTACCTTAGCAACTACTTGAACCAAGGTGTTATACACATATACAAAAAAGATATTACTACCTTTAAGTTAGAAACAACAATCTTATCACCTGTTGCAAGGACCAACGAACAATTTGGTATAGCAGTCAAATCTGCTTTTACGCCAGATTTAGTTCATAAGTTTTATGTTCGTAGTTTAGCAGATAATGGAAGAATTTATTTTATAGAAAACAGTTTAGCAAATGTAAACTTTTTTAACTATTCAAGAGATGCAAGCTACAAAGGAACATTTGATCCTTTAAAAACATATTATGAAAATGAAATAGTTTTTGCTGGTTTTATTTTATACAAAGCTACAACAAACATTTTTGCTAGTAGTGGTATTATTCCAGGTGCTGACAGCGAATGGGAAGCTATTGATCAGTATGTTGATTATGTTGGATTTGTTCCTAACTTAGGAGATGTTACTGCTTTAGAAAGTGACAGTGTTGGATTAGGTGCAGCAGTAGAAATTGGTAAAAGTTTTGATGTTAGTAAAGACGGTAGCGTGTTAGCTATATCAGGCTATTTAGACGCAACACAAATAAACAGAATAAGTGTTTACAGATTCAACAATAATGATGACAGATATGTATACGAATCAAATATAGATGGAAACATTGCACTAGACGAAAATTTTGGAAATGCTGTAGCAGTATCTGATGAAGGTAAAGATATTGCTGTAGGCGCTACCGGCAGTGATGTCACTGGACTTAATAATGGCAAAGTTTATATTTACAGATATAATTTTAACAGTGATGCACCTGAGTTTGTTCTAAAACAGGAAATATATTCTCCCAAAGGAGACGCCAATGAAGAGTTTGGTTATAGTTTAGACTTTGATAAAAACAAGTTAGCTGTAATGAGTATCAATGGCGATAATATAAATGCACTTACACTTGATGCAGATACTACATATTTTGATAACAGAGCAACTTCAGTAATTGACAAGTCAAAAGATAATGGACAAGTTTACATATATGAAGCATATAATGATAATTGGATATATGCAGAAAAAATGAAATATGTAAGAGATACAACTAAAGCAGTTCAACCTAGTCTAAAACTTATAGATAATCATATACTTGTGGGACAACCTGTTTCTACATATGTAGAAGACGGAGCAGCAACAGCTACAGGTTTTGTAATTGATTTTAGAAGTCAAAAAAATACCAATAGCTGGCAGTCAAATAGTTTAGTGCAACCGTTTGTTGATTTATCACAAATAAAAAATGTATTCTTATATGATAAGACAAACGGAGATTTGGTTACATATTTAGATTACATTGATCCTGTTCAAGGAAAAATAGCTGGCCCAGCTGAACAAGAATTAAGTTACAAACTATATTATGATCCTGCTGTGTATAATATTGGTAGCACAAACACAGGAAATAAGACTCCTTGGGATAGCAGATATGTTGGCAATCTATGGTGGGATCTTAGCACAATAAAATGGTTCAACACAAGACAGCGTGGGCTTGAATATAAAACAAATAATTGGAATACGCCATTACCTAGTTTTGAAGTGGACGTATACGAATGGGTTGAAAGTGATTTATTGCCTACAGAATGGGATGCAACTGCTGACACTGTTGAAGGACTAGCTGACGGAATAAGTGGACAAACAAAATACGGCGATGATAGTTACGTAATTGCAAATATATACGATCCAATTATAGGAACATTTTCAAACAAATATTATTATTGGGTAAAAAATAAGAAAACATTGCCTGTAAGTGAAGTAAGAAAAATCTCTGCATTTGATGTTACACTTCTTATACAGGATCCGGCAGGACAAGGATACAGATTCGTTGCGTTTTATGAAAACAATAAATTTGGATTATACAATGTTAGAAACTTAATTCAAGACGAAAATATTGTATTACATGTTGAATGGAAAAAGTTTGAAACTGATAACAATATTCATAGTGAATATCAACTTCTTACAGAAGGCGTAGCTGATAGTAAGCCTAATAAAGACGTTGTGCAAAAATGGGTAGACAGTTTAGTTGGCTACGATAACAATAGTAATCAATTACCTGATATTGATTTAAGTGTGCCACGCAGATACGGTATTCTAAACACACCTAATCAAAGCATGTTTGTAAATAAAACAGAAGCTTTGAAACAAATTGTAGATCGTGTTAATGGCATTTTAGCTGAGAATCTAATTGTAGATGATTTTGATCTTAGTGGATTGCAAAAAGTAGATCCGCAACCAAGTATTTTTAGTAATGACTATGATATAAAGATTGCCAGTGAAAATTTACTTAGATTTGTGCCTGTAGCAAAAATAGAAACTGCAACTTTAACACCAACTGTAATTGACGGAAAAATTAAAAATGTAATTATTAATAATCCTGGTAGGGGTTATATTGATCCAGGTTATACAACTGGTGCTGTGCGTAAAGGTCCTTCTGTAGATATTAGAGGATCAGGCACAGGTGCAAAAATACAACTTTATATAAACAACTTAGGACAAGTAACAAGTGCAGTAGTTGAAAAAGAAGGCAAAAACTATGGCGATGATACAATCTGTATAGTTAGAAGATTTACTGTTTTAGTTGAAAATGACAGCACTATTAGCGGATTTTGGAGTTTATATAATTATACACCAGATCAAAAAGAATTCACAATAGAAAGAATACAATCTTTTGATACTACATTATACTGGAAGTATATTGATTTCTATGCAAAGGGATATGATGAAACAGTAGCTATTCAACATCTAGTGCCAGGAAGCTACGCACTATCTTCTATATCAAATCATTCAATAGGAGAAATTGTAAAAATAGAAAACATCGGATCAGGCGGCTGGTTATTGCTTGAAAAAATTGACGATGTTCCTGAAGTAGATTACACTGTGAATTATAAAGTTATTGGTAGACAAAACGGAACAATACAATTTTCAAAACTCTTATATCAAAATGTAACAAGCGGTTTTGACAATCAAGTGTTTGATGCATATCTTTATGATAGAGAAGCAATTAATGAAACAAGAAATATTATGCAAGCGTTGCAAAATGATATTTTTGTAGATCAACTAGAAGTAGAATGGAATAAATTATTTTTTGCAAGCGTAAGATATGCATTATCAGAACAAGTAAACATTGACTGGATATTCAAAACAAGTTTTGTTAGAGCACAACATAACGTTGGAGAACTCAAACAAAAAATAACATTTAAAAATGATAATTTACCTAACTATCAAGATTATGTGAATGAAGTGAAACCGTATAAAACAAAAGTAAGAGAATACGTAAGTAGCTATCAAAAAATAGAACCTACTGAAACTAGTGTTACAGATTTTGATTTACCTCCAAGATATGATTCTGAAGAAGGAAAGATAGTAGCAGAGCGAACAAGTGTGTTTAACAGTAGTGTGCAAACATTCAGTGAATTTGTAAACACACCTCCACAAAAAGATTGGTTAGACAATGTAGGCTTTGAAATAAAAGATATCAAAGTATATGATGGCGGATCAGGTTGGACAGATGGTCCTAATGTAACTATAAGTGGAGGCGGAGGTCCTACTTTATTAGGCAGAGGAACATTAGCAGGAGACAAAGTCAACTCAATTGATATTGATACAAGAAATGCAAAATATATAACTGCGCCAAATATAATTTTTGATGGATCGCAAGATGAAGGCGGAACACCAGCAAAAGCAGTAGTAATAATTGGCAACGGCAAATCTAAAGCAACACACATGCTAATGAAATTTGATAGAGTAAGTGGAAATTTAGTTTTCACTAGCCTAGTTGTTCCAACTCAAACATTTACAGGCACAGGAGCAAAAGAAACTTTTGAGCTTACATGGCCAATTGACACTCGTAAATCCAAAATAAAAGTTACTGTAAATGGTGTAGAAAGTCTAAGTAGTGAATTTACACCGGGCAATAAAGAAGATACAACAGTTGGTTACACTAGACAAATAGGAACAATTACATTTACAGAACCTCCTTCAATTGGAGATACAATAACAGTTGATTATTGTAGAAATGCTAGTATGTTAAGTGCTGCGGATAGAATAAGTTATTTTTATAAACCAACAGATGGCATGCCAGGCATTGGAACAAATGAAGATGGCAGTGTAGACTTAGCACAGGTTATGGACGGAGTTGATTATGGCGGAGTGCAAATAGATACTATAGACTTTGGTAACACACTAGGGTTTGATACTGATAATTTTGGTTCGTCAACTTTTGATACATATGATACAACTTTTGATGATGAAATATTTGTTTTAGATGGTAGCACAAATGTTTTAGATCTTGCTGTTCCTTTAGAAGCAAATGTTGAATATAATGTTTACTTCAAAAGTGTGTCAGCACCTGCTAGTGAAAGTCCTATTAGATTAGATAGCGATAGTTGGCCTACATCAAATGCTGCATTACCTTTTGCTGTAATGGGGCCAATATTAGGTGACGGTATTACTACAACTATTGTGATAAGTGATATATTAGAAAAATATAATGTTTTAGCAGAAATACCATATGTAGCTAATCAACTTGGTGATACAATCATATTTAGAAAAACATCTAGTGACGGAACATCGACACCCGAATTTACAAGTTTTGATGTTGAACTCAAAGGCGGTGATTTTACAGGTTCTACTGCAACAGGTGTGCAAGCTGGTGATATAACAGTTGATGGTGATGGATTTGTTACACCTACAACTTCTAAAGGACCAGAAGAACAAGTGCCTGGACAATTAGTTGATGCGTTAGATATACAAGTGTTTAATAGAGTGCAAGACGGACAAGGTATAATCACTGTGCATAATTATCTTACAGATGATAGCAGATTAGAATTTCCATTAAGTGGTATTTCAAGTAGCCAAACAAATGTTATTGCAAAACTTGATACTGAAATTATAGATCAGTCCGAATATACTATTGATTGGAAAACAAACACATTCATATTTGCTGATAGCACTGCTATCGAACCAGGTAAAAATTTAAACATTATATTGATTGATAACAATGGTAATGATATTATAGATAGTGATAGAATTGTTGCAACAGAAGTTGCCACTAGATTAAACATTAATATTAAGTATGATTCAAATTATGGCTTGTTCCTTACAAGAAATGGAAATGTTGAATTTGGAGAAATAAAAGACAATAACGGAACAGCCGAAATTGAAATTTCAATAGGTAGTGCTATAGGAGACATTTTTGATTATACAATATATGATAACAGAATTCCAGATTTTAGTCAAATTGTAATTGATGAATCTTTTGTTGGTGATGATAAAAAAGATTACCACGAATTTAGAACTAACAAAAATCCAAACGGTGCTGTTGCATTACCATACAATAGATTACCTATTGCTAATAATATTATTGTTCAAGTAAACAATAAGATATTAAATCCTGGATACAGAAAGAAAATTACAATTACTTCAGATAGAAGTTATGATATTGATAAATGGCAGTTTGAAAATCTTTCTAATGTATTCCAAAGAGACATACTGGTATATCTAAATGGTGCATACCTTTCTCCATCTAATTGGGATTTTGATGCAATTACAGGTAGGTTAGTATTAACTTCTAATCAAATAGGCGAAATAGGTGATACATTAGAAGTTTTCATTATCCGTGATGCTGAATATACATTTACAGATACAAGTATTACATTTACATCAACAAGTCCTGCTTGGAGCAATGGTATTCCTGTAGGAGATGAAATTATAATAGCGTTGACTGATGATAGCACAACTGTAAGAGCAACAGTAAAAGAAAAATCTTTGTCAGGAAGTTCGGTTACACTTAAATTATATGGATATCAAAGAGATATGGAAGCATTATTTACTATTGATGATACTCCAAATAATATTACAGCTATTGCAACATACGGAAATGATAGCACATATGAAACTATAACACTTACAGGTTTTGAATATACACAAGGTGATACTTTACATTTTACAACGCCACCTAGAAGTAATCACACTGTAAAAATTTACACTTTCTCTAATCACGATATAAATGGATTTGAAAGAGAGAGCTTAGATGTTGTGTTTTCAACTACACATGCACCAGTTGGCACTAGTGCATATTTGGATAGAAACTTTTTAACAAAAGGATTTATTGAATTATCAAAACCTGCAATAAGCACAAATTATGTATGGGTGATAAAAAACGGAAAATTATTATCACCAGAAATAGATTATGTTTTAAATGCAGATAAAACTGCGGTGCAACTTGCTAGACGTGTTAACAAAAATAGCACAATTGAAGTATTACATTTTGCAGGAAGTTTGTCAAGTCCTAAATACGGATTTAGAATATTCAAAGATATGCTTAATAGATTCCATTTCAAGCGTTTAAATAATCAAAATACATATGTATTACAACAACCTCTAAATTATTATGATAGTAAAATATTATTAGAAAGTTCAGAAGGTATTACATTACCAGATAGAAACAGAAACCAGCCTGGTATTATTTGGATTAACAAAGAACGTATTGAATATTATAATGTAGAAAATGCTGTATTGTCAGGATTACGTAGAGGAACATTAGGAACAGGTATCAAAACTACACATGCAAAAGGTTCTATAGTTACTGGACAAGGACCTGAGGAAACAATACCGTATAAAGAAAATCAAATAATTACAGATTTAACAAACTTTGCTGACGGTAGCACAGGTGAAATATTGTTAGATATAGATTTACATACACCTGCAAATGCATATGTAGACAAAATTTCAAGTAGTCTAAGTGCATTTGAAGTTGAAACTTTAGTTGATGAAATTGCAGCTAGTATGGTTGATATATTTGTTGGCGGCAGACGTTTAAGAAAACCGTTGCCTCTAGAACCAAATAATAAATTAAAAGATAGAAATTTTTATCAATTTAATGCAAATAAAGATTTAGATTCTCCAGACGCCGACGAAGTTGTCGCAGCAGAATATACTATGGAAATTGCATTTATAAATGGTAGCCCTAAAACGCTACTTACATTAAATATACAGGATGATGCTCATCCTGACAATATACCACTAACAGGTGAAAAAATTCTCCTAGTTAAGAAAAATGGCAATCTTTGGAATGATGTTGTTGATACAAATACAACATTATCACTAAGTGACAGCCAAAACAAGATCGCAAGATTTATAAGAGACAAAACAATATCGCTACCACGATAAATACAGTAAGGTGAGATAACATGGAACAAAAAACGGATTATAGTGGCATACACGTTGAAGGACATATAAAAATACATAACCCAGAATCTGGTGAAGTTTTTATTAACAAACGTAATGCTATACATTATGAAAATATGAGTATTGCTTTAGCAGAAAGTTTAGGCAATGCAGGACAAGGCTTTATCTATGAGATGTGCTTTGGTAATGGCGGAACAAGCGTAGACCCAACTGGTATAATAACTTATCTCACACCTAATAGCACTGGGACTAATGCAAGTTTATATAACAATACTTATAGCAAAGTGGTAGACGATCAAAGTGTCAACAACACTGATCCAACAAGAAATAAAATTGAAACTAGACATTTAAGCGGAACAAATTACACTGATATACTTGTGTCTTGTTTGCTAGACTATGGAGAACCAGATGGTCAGGCAGCTTATGATACTGCTGCAAACGCTGAAGATCAATTTGTATTTGACGAATTAGGACTTAAAAGTTACTCACCAACTGGCACAGGAAAATTAATTACACATGTTATTTTTCATCCTGTGCAAAAGTCTTTGAATAGATTAATACAAATAGATTATACAGTTAGAGTGCAGAGTTTGAGTGGAGGTAATATTTAATGACATATAATGTTCCATTTACAGACCAAGCAAATAAAGGAACTATAACTGTAGAAGGCACTAGTCCAAATACTGATACTAGTTTACAATTACCTCCTCAAAATAGCACAGATTATGGCTTGCCTATTTTAACAAATTTTTTACATCTTTTAGAAAATTTTGCAGATGTAAATCCACCACTAAATCCTGTTGAAGGACAACTTTGGTATGACACAACAAATGATGTTGATCAATTAAAAATATACGATGGCACCAATTGGGTAGCTGCCGGAGGATTGAAAAAAAGTGGAGCCGAACCAGAAAGCATTAACAGCACGGTTGGAGATCTTTGGGTAGATACAAGCACTAGCCAACTGTATTTGTATACAGGAAGTGGATGGATACTTGTTGGTCCAAGTTTTGCAACTGGTAACAAAACAGGTTCGTTAGCTGAACAAATAGTAGATAATAGTGACATTACAAGAGATGTGCTAATAAATTATGTAAACAATATACCAGTAAGTATAATAAGTGCGGTTGCTTTTTTACCAAAAGCAACTTTGTCAGGTTTTGAGAATGGTATACAAGTAGGAACTACACAAAGCACAAATGTTAGTGCTAATCCTGCATTGATTAAAGGTATTTCACAACAAGCATCATACTTACAAGAAACACCATCATTTACAGATAGACCAAATGGCACAGTTACAGTATCTGATTTGGCAAAAAAGAATGATACTAATATTTTTACACAATTACAAAAATTTCCAAATGGTGGAATTGAAATTGGAACAGTAAAAACATTCAGCGCACTTGTAGAAAGCACTAGTGGTATCTTAGAATTAGCAGGTGCTGGAACTATTGATGTTAGAACTCCTGTAAGCACTAACCCTGTTGTTAGAATATCAAACGACGGTAACTTTGGAATAAACACATTAAGTCCTACTGAAAAATTAGATATGAGAGGTAATGTTGTAATTGGTGTTGAAACAGGCGATGATGCAGCATTAGACACAAGCGGAAAACTAACTGTAAACAGCGAATTTGATAGTATAGCTCCTACAAGTGGTGCAGCAGTTATAAAAGGTGGATTGGGAGTAGCAAAGCAATTACAAGTCGGCGGAAGGGCAACATTTACCGATGTCATACAGACTAACCCAACAGGAACAGTAATAGAACCTGATACAAACGGACAGGGTATTATTGGAAGCACATCAAAAAGATATTCAGGCATATATGCAAATACTGTATATGGTAATTTACAAGGTAATGTAAATGGTAACGTTACAGGAAATGTTACAGGAAGTTCAAGTAAATTAACAAGTCCTACAAACTTTTCAATGACAGGTGATGTAAGTGCAAATAGTTTTACATTTGATGGACAAACTGGCGGAAGCACAAAGACATTTACAACCACTATAAATGATGATTTTATAAACACAAAACTTGATGTCGCAGCACAATTAGGAAGATTAATTAGCACAGATGAAATTATAATTTACAGACCAACTGCTGATGATGTTACTGTAGATCCTACAGGAACATTAGGCGTGTTTAAAACCACAGTGGCAGATATCACTGCTAAAATTAGTCAGCTTCCAATTGGAACAGTAATGATGTGGGCAGGTCTTACAGCACCACCGGGTTGGTTTATATGTGATGGTAGTGACTATTTGATTGCAGATTATGAAAACTTAGCAAATGCACTTGGTTGGGATAGATTTAATTCAACAACATGGTATTGGGGAACACCTTTTAGTGGCTCTGGAGAATACTACTTCCGTATACCAGATTTTACAGGACGTATGCCAGTTGGTTCAAGTGTTGCAAACTCTGGTGCATTGCAATCATGGCAGAGCACTACACACAGAATTGGAAATACAGCTACTCAATCTATGGGTGGTATAACAGGTGATGATGAAGTAACACTTGTTAGTGACAACTTGCCAGATCACACACATGATTTATTAAGCAGCACAGGCGAACAATTTTACGCTGTAACTAATGCATCGACTAGTGCTCCTGAAACATTATCAGGTGGTGGCATTGATGGAGGCACAGGTAGTAGGTTATCAAACAGTGGAACTATTACTGACGGAACAGGAAACTCCCCAGTTGATATTACACCTCCATTTGCTGCAATAAACTTCATTATCTATCACGGGGTAACATAGTATGGCATATAAATTAAATAAAACAGATGGTTCATTATTAGTAGAGCTAGTAGATGGAAAGTTAGATACTAACACAACAGACATTTCACTAATTGGTAAAAATTATCAAGGATTTGGCGAAAGTATAAATGAAAATTTTATAGCGTTACTAGAATCTTTTGCAAATACTGCTGCACCATCAAAACCATTAAGAGGGCAACTATGGTATGATACTGGAGAAGGTAGATTAAAAGTTTATGACGGCACAACTTTCCGCAGCACAGATAGCACTATATTTTCTGCTACACAACCTACAAGTTTGGTGCAAGGTGACATATGGATAAATGGTGTAGAAAATAAATTATACTTTTTTGACGGCACAGATGTTATTCCTGTAGGACCAAGTTATACAAAATCTCAGGCAAAATCTGGTGTTGAAACTGAAACAATTAAAGATACTATTGGGCAAAATAAAGTTATTGTAAAACTTTTTATTAACGGTAGCAATGTTGGCATATGGTCAAAAAATAGTTTTACACCTTTTCCTGCTATTCCAGGTTATGGTGATATCAAAACAGGATTTAATATTAACAACGGATTTTCTGATTTTAGTTTTTATGGTAAAGCAGATAGTGCTGAAAAACTTATATCTGATACTGGTGATCAGTTTACAAAAGATAGTTTTATTAGCACACTTGATGATACTAATCCAGCAGGTAATAGAGTTGCAAATGGAACATTAACATTTAAAGGACCTAATGGTATTTTTGTAGGACCAGATAACAGATTAAACATTAAGAAGTCTGGAACGAAAACTTTATTTGATAATACAGGTGTTGATAATGATTTAGAATTTCAATTGTTAAGAACACAAGGCACAGGCACACTAGCATATAGTGCTATCAAGATGGATGCACTCAATCAAAGAATAGGTATTTTTAATGATTCACCAAATGCATTAGTTGAAGGTGGAACAGATACAAGATCAACTGGACTTGTTATTGGAACTACAGCAGATCCAAGAAATTTAGTTGTAAGTGGTGATGTGCGTATAGACGGAGATCTAAGAGTTGGCACAGTAGTTAATGAAGAAATTACAACATTAAGAGTTGCTGATAAAGTTATTGAACTTGCTACGCCAGATGATTCAACATTACTAGATAGTTCTAGTGAATTTATCGACGGTGCAGGAATAAAAATCAATACAACACAAGATAGTATAGATTGGATCTATAGAAATGAAAATTCAAACTGGACTACTAACGTAAACATTAATATTGATAACTTAGTTGGCAAATATAAAATTGAAGATGAAGTTGTTCTTACAAAAACAGGATTAGGACCTAGTGTTGTTAACAGTAATTTAACAAGTATTGGAACATTAGTTGCAATTAATATTGACGATATAAACATTGACAACAATGTAATTACTAGTTCTAATGCAGACGGATTAGAATTCAATGTATTGAATGATATTGCTATAAATCCTGGAACAGTTAGTTATAGAAATATTACAGGGGTTAAAAGTCCAGTAAGTAAACTAGTTGCAGATAATACTCCGGCTAATGAATCTGCAGATGATTTAGCAGCTACAAAAGGATATGTAGATTATGAAGTGCTAGGTAGCACACGTTATTTTACAATGAATACTACTGGATTTGGTGCTGCTGGTTTTAGTGGATCAGGAGATTTAGAAGGCGATATAAAAGCAGTGTTAATGTCTTGGATACCACCAACTGATGCTAATACTGTATCTGAGTATGCAATAGTTAGAATATTGTCTGAAAAAACAGAAGCAACTACAGATCCTATAGATGTTAATAGTAATATTAATAAAAGTTTACAAGCGGTGGATAGTGCTGGTGTTCAAAACGTTAACGTTTTATCAGATATAACAATAAGTCCAGATCCAACTACAACAATAACATTTACTATAACAAGACATATAATTGAATTTAGAAAACGAGCAAGTGATTGGGAATGGGTGTCAACCGTAACATATCCATAATTACGATAAATAAGTGTAAGCACGAGGAGCTAAGATGGCATACATAATAAACACTTTTAACGGTAACCAACTCGTTGTAGTTGAAGACGGCACAGTTGACCAAACTACCGATATCAAATTGATTGGTAAAAACTTTAGTGGTTACGGAGAAGCACAAAACGAAAACTTTTTGCATTTACTAGAACATTTTGCAAATACAACCGCACCTGCAAAAGCAATTACTGGACAAGTTTGGTATGATGCAGGAACTGCAAAATTAAAATTTTACACAGGAAATGCATGGAAAAATGCAGGCGGTGCAGAAGTAGCTGCAACCGAACCAGCAGGATTAGCAGAAGGCGATTTATGGTATAGCACTACTAGTAGTCAGTTATACGCAAAAAATGGAGCCGGTGAATTTATTTTAGTTGGTCCACAAGCAGCAGGCGACGGAACAACACAAATGTTAAGTGTAACAGTGGTAGACACCCTCAGTGCTAACAAGTCTATCATAATTGCACTTATTAATGACACACCAGTATATGTTATCAGCTCATCAGAATTTACACTAGGATCTACACAACCAGCAGATGTGCCAGATCTTACAGGATTTACAGGAATACGTAGAGGTATTACATTAATTAATACAGATAGTAGCACAGGTGTTACTACTGGAGCAGGCACAGCAGGAGAACCAGTAATTTGGGGAACAGCAAGTGACTCGCTTAAATTAGGCGGATTATCTGCAAGCGACTTTTTAACATCAAGCACAGCAGCATTTTCTAGTATTGCTAGGTTTGCAGATGTAGGATTTACAGTAGGTAATAGTAATGACTTAGCTGTAAGCATTGTGTCAGACACAATAGGACAAATACAAAACACAATAGGCGATCGTATACTGTTTGGTGCAACACGTAGTGGTGTTGGCGTTTCAAACATTATAAGCATTAGAAATGTAGATGCTGTTAACACAGGTATATTCCCTGAAACTTCATCTCTATACAATATAGGTAGTGCAACATTAAAATTCTCAACAATGTATGCTGATACTTTTAACGGTCAAGCTACTGAAGCATTAGCATTAGATGTAGCAGGAACAGCTAGATCAGCAAGCACATTAGCAACTCCAAATACTATTGCAGCAAGAGATTCAAATGGTGATATCACAGCTAGACTATTTTCTGGAACAGCTACACAAGCTCGTTATGCTGACTTAGCAGAAAAATACACTACCGCCGAAGAACATCCAGTAGGAACAGTTATGACAGTAGGAGGAGCAAAAACCACAGTAGAAGCAGTGCCAGCAAAAAGCTCTGATATTGTAATAGGTGTTATAAGTGAGAATCCAGCATACTTAATGAATTCAGATATAGATGGACAAGCAATAGCTCTAAAAGGGCGTGTGCCAGTTCGTGTAAAAGAACCTGTTGCTAAAGGTCAAGCTGTATATGCTTGGTCAGATGGCGTTTGCACAGTAACAGCTACTAGATCACTTGTTGGTGTAGCACTTGAAACAAATACAAGTGCAGATGAGAAGCTAGTTGAATGTGTTCTGAAGACATAAATATATACGTAGTTAATTAAGGAAGTGTCATGGCAGTAGGTGATATTATAGGAGCCGCAAGATACAATACCTTACAAGGTAGAGTAGCAACAATTTTAGGTGTAGGTAGTGGCGATAAAGGATATAATAACGCTGTTTTAAGTAGCCCGGTAGCAGTAGGCAATGTTGTAACTGCTGAAGACTTACAATACCTAGCAAGCGATTATACAAAAATTTATGTGCATCAAACAGGAAGTTTACCAGGTGGACTTATTGGAACTGATGTTGAAACTAGAACTATTTCTACAGACGTAGGATTGATTTGGGATGATTTGTATGCTGAATACGAAAGTGTATTGACTGCCATTGAAACAAATAGATTTGATATAAATTTTAACTATGCAAGTGTAGAAGCATCTGGTGCTAATAGTGTAAGAAATACAGTATGGGGTGGAAGTGCATTACCACAAAGTATTATACATGAATTTATTGTAGATTTTGGAACAGCAAATGCTCGCAGAGGTTTTTTCAACGCTGGAGGAGAAATACGCTTTTCTGCATCATTGACTCATAGTTTAACAATAGGTGATCCTGATTATCAAAAAACAGTAGATTGGCAATCAATGCTTTCATCGATGCAAACTGTAAAATTCAACTATGATACAACAGATAGTTATAATTTATCAGGCACAGATGATGATGTGACAGATGATGCAATTACTGGTGCAGGAACAGGATCTGCTATAGGTAATTTAGATCTTACAACAGCTTATCAAACCATTTATACAAAAACCGGTTCCGCAGCGTATATAGATAATGAATTAATAATACAAGCAAAAGAAGAATCAAGTAGCCAAATTAGATTTTTACTAACATTTGTTGATGATGCAAATGGTAGCGGCGGAGCAGATGAAAGAGTCAATGGAACATTAACAAGTAACATTAGCCATCTTAGAGCTGATAGCACTACATACGTAAATAATCCGGCACCTTCCTATTCACTTATAACTGGTCTTTGATTGACAAAAATGAAAATTGTGTATATAATAAATACATAACGACAAGGAGTTTAAATGGCTGGTGTAGGCTTACCAATTACAGCATTAGAGTATAATAATACACGTGGCAGCATTGCAGCAAAAGCTGGCGATTTTAACACTTGGAGTGAACACGGACTAGGATCAAGCACAACCTCAAGTGGGTATGGTAGAAACTTTACAAGTAATTTAGTTGTTGGTGGTAGCACATTTGGTGTAAGCGATTCTGTAACAGAACAACAACATTTTGATCTTTGGTTAGATTTGCAGGCTGCATATGTGCATCAATATGGATCTCAATATTCAGGCATACAACCTACTAGTTTTGAAGGTAAGCTGACTTATCCAAATGAAGCAGATTATACAAGTAGAGATTATATTGAATGGGCTCATTACTCAAACTCAGGCAGTAACAACGATCTGCGTGATATTGCTACAGCAGTAAATGCATTTAATCATGCTTCTACAGATTTTGATTCATCTAGTTTTACTACAGCTATATTAAGAACTTCTGGAGGTTCAAGTTGCACAAGTTCAAGAAATGGTGCTACCAATCCTTGGGGAGGAAGCCCGGATACTATAACACATAGAGTAGAAATAAATTTTCTAAATCACAACGCACTATTGTATTTTTTAAGTGCAGGCGGAGAAATAAGATTTGATGCAAGTCTTACAGGTGGAACATCAGGAACATCAAACACAAAAGATTGGGACTGGAAAACAATTTTATCCGCAATGGGCACAATACGCTTTGGTAGGGTAGCTGGAAACTTTAGGACTGAAAGTTTAAGTGGTAGTGGCACAGGAAGTTTATTAAGCAGCCTTAGCACTGGCACATCACCTAGCACATTGATTTTTGAAAAACAAGGTGGTGTAACTACAGGCAATCCTAGTCCAGGCGATCCTGGAGGAACTACAATATATGATGATAACGCATATCAAATTTATGCAAGCACAAATACTGCATTCAGTAGTGCTACAAAATTAATTTTTGAAATTAGATTTGATGATGCTGATCCAGGAACTGGTGGTCAGCAAGGTTATCCTTCAGAACCCGATGTAGGCGGTGTGGACGAAAATGTAACAGGTAACATTACAAGCAATATCTATACTTACACACCTAGTAGCACTTTTATTTACGATAGCACAACCTACGCAGCAATTACACAGGCTGCTCCAACAGGTTCTGTGACTTCATCTCTTGTATAATCACATATAAGTTGACTTTCGCAAAAATTTATTATATACTATAGCTCTAATGGAGAATAAGTATGGATGAACGTCTAACAAAAGCACTTGATATTAGTAACTATATGGTTACTTTAAACAATCAAAAAAGATTACTTACTGAACAATATGCTGATAATCTAATTTATTATTACAATGGAGGACAGTTTTCTATTTCGCAACAACTAATAAGTTTTTGTCAAAGCCTAGTTGCTCGTGAGCAAGAAGAAGCTATTCTTGTTGACGATAATAAAATACCTATTGAAATTGAAGATCTCAATGACTTTACCAACACAATAGTAAGTAAATATTTTGAAGCAAGTAATATATATCTTACAGAATATAATAAATTAAAGAAAAACAGATCAGTTGAAAGCATTATGGATTTATGAATCAAGGTGTAGTTTTATTTGCTAGTAACAATACAAAAATTAACTATGTAAAGCAAGCACAATATCTTGCAAAACGTGTTCGTAAATATATGGATTTGCCTACTTCGCTAGTTACTGATGTAGATATAAAAAATAAATTTCCAGATGCAGAAGATGCTTTTGATCAAATTATTTTTACAAATACTTTAAAGCATAATTATGCTAACAAAAGATATCATGACGGAACGTTATCTAATCGTATTTTGCCTTTCAATAACGGAAACAGAGCAGATGCATATTTTTTGAGTCCGTATGACGAAACGTTAGTAATGGATACTGATTATATTATATGTAATGATATTTTAAATAATTGTTTTTCTCAAAAAAACGATTTATGCTTATATGATGATGCTGTGCATTTAGGGATACACAATGGCACACCAGAATTTAAAAAAATAAGCGATACAAGCGTAGATTTTTATTGGGCTACTGTTGTATTTTTTAGAAAAACAAAAATGAATGAAATTTATTTTAATCTTGTTAAGCATATACAAGAAAATTATATGCATTATAGAAGTGTGTATCAATTTAAAAGTAACGTATATAGAAATGATTTTGCTTTTAGTATTGCAGCACATATTATGAATGGATATCAAAAAGGTAATATAATAGGTAATTTACCGGGCAAACATTTTTATAGTATAGATAAAGATTTATGTCATAATATAAAAGATGATGAAATTGTTATTTTATTAGAAAAGTCACAAAGGCTTGGAGAATATACTTTGACAAAAACCAAAGGCATGAATATACATGTTATGAATAAGTTTAGTTTGGAGAGAGTAATTGACAACAAATAATTTTACAATGCTCGCTCAGAATAGTAATTTTGATTATGTAAGACAAGCATGTTTAGCAGCAATGAGCATACGTGCTACAAACGAAAATGCTAGTATATGCTTAATAACAAATGACCCAATACCAAAACGCTATAAAGATCTATTTGATCATGTAATTGAAATACCATGGGGAGATCATGCTGAAGAAGAAGATTGGAAGATAAGCAATCGATGGAAAATTTATCATGCTATACCATATGATGATACTATTGTTTTAGATACTGATATGCTTGTGTTACAAGATATAAGTAGTTGGTTTGACTTCTTACGCAACTATGATTTATTCTATACAAGCAAAGTTCTTACTTATAGAGGCGAAACAATAAATGACAATTATTATAGAAAAGCCTTTAACAAATATAATTTGCCTAATTTGTATAGCGGATTGCATTGGTTCAAAAAAACTGATTTAGCACATGAATTTTACACATGGCTTGAAATGATTACTAATAACTGGCAGCAATTTTACAAAATACATGCCGGAGGTAAGACATATCAAAAAATTTGTAGTATGGATTTGAGTGCATCTATAGCTGCAAAAATTATGAATATAGAAAGTAACATTACTAATCCTAATATCATGTATCCTAGTTTTGTTCATATGAAACCTAGAATACAAAACTGGAGTCAAAATTTTGCAGATAGGTGGCAAGATAGGGTTGGTGTGTATTTAGACACAAACTTACAACTTAAAATTGGCAACTATAAACAGTCTGGTATTTTTCACTATACAGAAAAAGATTTTTTGAATAATCATATAATGTCAATTTATGAGAAACATTTAGGACTATAACATGGAGATAGAATTAGTAACAAAGAGATTTGTGCATTATGACGATGAAGGTAAAATTACCAAAATAGGACATGATAAAGATGAAAATGAAAATTCTATTGAGGTGCCTTTTGATGATGTAAAAGCATTAATGACTGGTAAAGAATCTTTAGGTTCATATATTGTTGAATGGGATTTTTTAGAAAAGCGTAATGTGCTAAAGCATATTTCTCAATGGGAAAATGACCAGCTGAAAGAAAGCTTCTTATATGAAATAAAAAATGATAGCAATGCAGATGCTGTTATTCAACAAGATAAAAAAGAAAAATGTTGGAGACTTGTTCTAAGTGAAGATGTAGTAAAAGCAAATATTGATCCAACTTTACAATTTTATAGTGTTACAAAAAAATATGATCCAAATGTTTTGTATAGATTACTAAGATTTCAAAAAATAAATAATGAATATGTAGTGCCGTTTGAACTAGACTTTGAAGTTGACAATGTTGATTTATCAATATATACTGTAAGGAAGTTTTCTACATATTCTTATGAGGTAATTGATGGCTAATACATTTCGTGTAGTTGATTATGACATTATTTATTTGTCATATGACGAACCAAATGCTGAGCAAAACTATTCTGATTTATGTAGTAAAGTTCCTTGGGCTAAACGTGTGCATGGAATAAAAGGTAGCGATAGCGCACACAAAGCTGCTGCTAATGAAAGTGATACAGAACGATTTATTACTATTGATGGTGACAACCGAATTACTGATGATTTTTTGACACAAGTAATTGACTTTGACGAAAATGTAGATTTAAATAACAAAGTAATAAGTTGGACAGCTGAAAATATAATTAATAATCTGAGATATGGTAATGGTGGCATAAAGTGCTGGCCTAAGGATCATGTTTTAAGAATGAAAACACACGAAAATGCAGATCCTAATAATCCACATGCACAAGTAGATTTTTGTTGGGATACTGAATATGTTCAAATGAATGGGACTTTTAGTAAGATATATAATAATGCTACACCACATCAGGCATGGCGTGCAGGTTTTAGAGAAGGTGTTAAAATGGCATTAGATAGAGGTATGCAAGTTACTCCAGAACAATTCAGTAAGAATCATTGGAAAAATTTACATAGACTCTATATTTGGCTAATGGTTGGTGCTGACATAGAACACGGACGTTGGGCAATATATGGTGCAAGAGAGGGACTATACAAAACTATGTTGACAGATTGGGACTTCGTCAATGTTAGAGATTTTGATTGGCTAAATGAATATTGGGATAATAAAAAATTAGATGAAGAAGACATGTTTCTTGCTACTGAAGATTATGGCGATAAATTAATTAATGAACTACTATTGCCTATTTCAGTTGAACCTTTAGATGCCAATCAAAGTATATTCTTTAAAACTGTTTATCAAAATCCAGACCGTGATAATAGTAAGCAATTTTTGGATAGAGAAACTTAATGGAGCGCAGCGAAAGCGAAGAAATAAAACGCATAGATGAGATTACAAAAGATATTTCTCCTACGTTTTGTTTCGCTAAATGGTATCATGCCAATATATATTTTCAGACAGGTGAAACACATAGTTGTTATCATCCTGCTCCCCATAAGATAGATACAGGACCATTATTAAAAAATCCTAGTGCGATACACAATACAGCACAAAAGAAAAAAGAACGTGCTGCAATGATGCGTGGTGAGCAACCTGCTGGTTGTAATTATTGCTGGAAGATTGAAGCAATGGGCAAAGATTATGTTAGTGACAGAAAGCAACGTAATCAAACTATTTTCTTCAAACATAGACTTAAAGCAGTAAAAGAAGGTGGTGCAGAGTTTGATGTAAATCCAGAATACTTAGAAGTTAGTTTTGGTAATGAGTGTAACTTTCGTTGTGGATACTGTCATCCAAAAGCCAGCAGCAGATTTTATAATGAAATAAAATCACATGGTCCTTATGATATGGTTAAAAATCATAGATGTGACATCGATTGGTTTAATATATTTGAAGAAGATAATAATCCATATTTAGATGCATTTTGGCGTTGGTGGCCTGAGCTTAGTAAAGAACTACACATATTACGTATAACAGGTGGTGAGCCAACAATACAAAAAAGCACATACAAGTTGTTTGATATGCTTGATGCAGATCCAAAGCCTGAACTAGAACTAAACTGTAATAGTAACTTAGGAGGCAAACCAAAACAGTTAGAGAAGTTTACAAATCGTGTAAATGATTTACTTTCGCAAAATAAAATTAGACGTTTTAAAATGTTTACAAGTATTGACACATGGGGCAAACGTGCAGAATATATACGTGACGGATTAAACGTAGAAGTTTTTGAACGTAACTTAGATTATTTTATGCGTAACTGTGAAGCACCAATGGTGTTAATGATAACATTTAATATTTTCAGTGTAACAACATTCCGCACATTACTTGAAAAAATATTAGAATGGCGTAGGAAATATAATGACGTTGATACACATAGATGGCAAAGATTAGGATTTGATACACCGCATTTGAAAGAACCGTTGCAATATGATATCAATATTCTACCTAAACATTATATGACTTATATGCATGATCATTTACAGTTCATAAAAGAAAATACAGATGATAATCGTAAAGATGCATTTAGCACAATAGAATATGAAAAGTTCAGACGTGTTGTTGATTATATGGATACAACAGAATATACTTTAGATAAAGTAATACAAGGACGCAGAGATTTTCATAAATTTTTTGAAGAACAAGGGCGTAGAAGAAATGTAAACCACGAACAAGTTTTTCCTGAAATGTCAGACTTTTTCGAGCTGTGCAAAGAATACATCTAAACAATCTTTACTCTCTGGCCATTGTTGTTGTAAAAACGTGTTCCACCATTTATTGGTATCTAGTTTCCAAAAAAACTGAAAATGGTTTCTATATTCTAATTCAATAGGTTCGTGAAGTAGACCAAATTCTTTTAATTTAGGACAATATTTGTTATGAACAATTTTTTGACTACCTACACTACTTGGATGGCTGCTAACATACATTGGCGTATCAAGTCCTAAATATTTTATACCTACAGCATAAAGAAATTGGTGATTAATATGATCGTGATAGTTTGTATTATTCAAGCTACGCATACCAGAGATTTTTCTAGGCCCTTCTATAAAATCATTAATTACACACATACGGGCAGCTATTCTATGTGCATTTGCGCCCAGTATACCTAGGCTACGTAGTTTATGAGTTACAAAGTTTCCTACAATCCTATCATTATTATACAATAAAAATAATGTTGTGTCTTCTTCGTTTTGCAAATAATCTAATAAAGTTTCTTTACTACTATTGTTATGATATTTTTTGGATGCAGCATCTTGAAACCATTGTTCCAAATTCTGTGTTCCGTTATATATTTCTATTTTCCACATTGACATTTTTTGATATATATTATATACTGGAGTTATAATGCATAATACATTGGTTCGAGCTACACAAATACTTAACCATATCTTATTAGTTATTGGTGTAAGTCTGATTATTTTTTATGATGTGCCAGCTGTATATTTGATATACAGTGTGCTAATCTATTGGTTTATTGGTGTCTTTGGAATCAATATAGGATACCATAGATTAATTAGTCATAGGAGTTTTACAACATATAAATGGTTAGAATACTTACTAGGACTTATAGGTTCAATAACAATGATTGGAAGTCCGTTAGCGTGGACTGCAATTCACAGACAACATCACGGACATGCAGATACAGACAAAGATGTGCATAGCCCTTACAAACTTGGATGGTGGAGAGCGTGGTTTGGCTTTTGGAATATACAACATATTAATCCAAAATATATAAAGGATATACGCAAAAATCCTTATTACAAATTTACACACAAATATTATTTTTTTATTAATATTGCATATGTATCTGTGTTATTTTTAATTAATCCTCTATTAGTAATATTTGCATATGCTATACCTACAGTTTTAGTTTTACATAGCACAAGTGCAATTATTGTAATTGCGCACATACATGGATATAAAAATCATTCTATAGATGACGAAAGTCGTAATAGTTGGATTGCTAGTTTGATTACATTAGGAGAAGGTTGGCATAACAACCATCATGCAAATAGTAAAGCATGGAATAATCAAGAACGTTGGTGGGAATTAGATCCGCCTGCATGGATAATAAGATTAATTAAAATTTAGCCTAATACTACCCAAGCAGTGCCATTATAACCTTCAAATTTGTTACTACTGCTATTGAATATTATCATACCTTGTTCAGCAAACATACTATCACGTTGTGCATAACTATGGCTACCTACTTTAGCTATTGGTGTTCTAAGCACACCGTTACTATCAAATATTAAACCTTTGTGTTCATTTGCGGCAGGGCCGTTTGCTCCGTCCGATAACGCAACTCCAAAGTAAGATTTGTATGCTGTGTTGTTTATAGGTTCATCAGCAACATAGATACCAAAGCCACCGGCTTGCCTCCAACCGTTACCATCAAAGCCTTCTGCATCAAATTGTAATACACAATCATCCGGCTGCAATGCTGTTTTATTGCTCCATGTGCCGTTAAAGCCTCTTACAGTCTGTGGACCTTTAACATTGAATGTTATTGATTGTGCCGCTAAATCTATGTCACCTAATGCATTGTTTGCAACAAAACTCATTATTCCATATGAATCTATTGATAGTTGCCCTGATCCTTCGCTGTATGTAATCAACTGTTTGTTGCTATTACTAAAAAGATCACCTTTGAATTTACCATAATGGTCTGCTACATAATTAACATCACCTTGTATATCAGCCATTACAATAGGACGTCCGTCATAATGTTGAACATGTCCTCTTAGGGCACTTTCTGATCTATTATCACCTAAAACAACAATAGGACCTTTTGCTATATCACCGTCTACTTCTGGTTTGGTATGGCCTATTCCTCCTAACCAGTTGTGCTGATTATGGTTCTCATCAGGTGGGCTCATTAGAGATGTATTCTCATCTGCCATTACTTCACCAATAAGACTGCCTGTAACAACACCAGTCATGTTACCAATAACATCGCCAGTGACAGCACCTGTAACATTACCAGTAATATCTCCATAAAAATCACCATAATGGCTACCGTTGAAGTCACCACTAAATGCGCCAAATAATGTGCTATCACTTGTTACACTACCTATCAAGTCACCATAAAATGTTCCATAAATTGCATCTGCATCAATTGATCTACTTTCAGCATCTATTAATACTTGTCCTAAATCATCTAACACATTACCTGCAAGATCTGCATTTACAAGTGAAGATTCTGGATCTACTATTACATTACCGTCTTTATCTCTAACTTCTCCGATAAGGTTACTTTTGAAAGTATTTAAAGAAGCATCAAATATTACAGTGCCGTCAATATCTTCAATGTCTCCAATAAGTGGACCAAATACTTTTCCAGTATCTACATCAACTTGTAATGCGCCTGCTTTTGATAAAACACTTGCTTTGATTTGACTTGTCCAGCTGTCAACGAGCACATCGCCGTCTGCACCAACTACGTCTAATCTGTAACTTTCACCGGGTATAAAATCTGCCATAGGAACTCCTTGTGTAAAGTATTTATCAGAAATCTATTCTTGACAACATAGATACATTTTAGTATAATTACAGTATGTATGATATTTTTTATATTGGATCTAAATCTGACCAGCAATGGCAAAACTTCAAAGAAAATTTTCCTACAATAAAATGTATGGATACTGTAGAACAGGCTACAACAAAAAGTTTGACAGAATGTTTTTGGATAGTGTATCCAGACACAGAAATTTCAGAAAACTTCTTATTTGACTTTGTTCCTGACGAATGGAGTAAGGATGTTGCACACGTATTTCTAAACGGTGAATCTTATGATGGTATTGCACTTTTGCCAAAAAACCATAATTATTCTGTAAAAGAAACTAGAAGTAGATTTTATGTATCTCATAAAAAAATAGATATTGTTGCTAGTAAACCTGCAAAATATCAAATATTCTATGCTGATACATATCAAGAATATTTGAATGCAATAAAACAAACACAATTTGATTTATTTTATATTGTTCCAAGCACAGTTGATATTCACCCTGATTTTACATTTGATCATTATTTTTCTCATCATAACATGTTTGATAGACGTATCAATCATATATTTTTAAATGGAGATTACCACGATGGAATAATGCTTTGTAGTAAGTTACATCCAATAAGTGAAAGAGAATATACGTTTAGATTTATTGCTGGCAAAAAAGAACACAACCAATTAGTAAGCACACCCAAACCATATGATGTTGTTTTTATAAGTTATCAAGAGCCAGATGCTGATAAAAACTTTGAAAATTTAAAGAAAAAAGCACCTAATGCAAAGCGTATACATGGTGTCAAAGGCATACATCAAGCACATATTGAGGCTGCAAAGTTATGTGATACTCCAATGGTTTGGATAGTCGACGGTGATGCAACAATAGTAGATGACTTTGAATTCAACTATCAAGTGCCTGCTTGGCAATATTCACATGTGCATGTATGGAGAAGCAAAAATCCAGTGAATGGATTAGTATATGGTTATGGCGGAGTAAAGTTGTTTCCAAGAGAATTAACACTAAACATGGATACAAGTAAGCCAGATATGACTACAAGTATAAGTGATAAATTTATTGCAGTAAAACATATTAGTAATGTTACAGGATTCAACACAGGAGAATTTGAAACATGGAAAAGTGCATTTAGAGAATGTTGCAAACTAAGTAGTAAAATAATTGATAGACAAAAAGATGGCGAAACAGATCAAAGACTTAAAATATGGTGTAGTAGAGGCAAAGATAAACCGTTTGGAGAATTTGCAATCAAAGGAGCTAAAGAAGGTGCATTATATGGTGCAAGAAATGCAACCAACCCACAAGCATTAAAACTTATAAATGATTTCGAATGGCTCAAGGAACAGTTCAATGGAAACTTATAAGATATTAGATAGATTTGAATTGCTATATCCTAGCGACACACGATTTGCGGATTTGCGTCGAGCTTATATAGATAGAGATTTAACAAGTATATTTAAAATATGTAATGCTGATGATGAATTAAGGAAAGCAATTATTGAAAAAAATATACACAGTATATTTAGATTGACAGAAGATACAAGAGTAATAGGAACAGTAGAAGATTTTCGTAAGGCAGTAGTAGAGCAAAATTTACACAGTATTTTTAGAATGTTACCTCCTAAATTTGAAGATTTACGTAAAGCAGTAACAGAAGATAATTTACACAGTATATTTAGATTGTTGGATTTTGAAGATTTACGCAAAGTTATTCTTAATGATAATCAATGGTCATTATATCCTATACTCAAAGAGTTTAATGACACTCAGTTTGTAGATGCGTTAAAATATATGTATATAGAAGAAATTGAATTTGATGAGGACTGTCTAAGTCGAGGACAATTACAAAGTAAACTATGGCTAGTAGATGAATTAAAAAAAATAAGTGTAGATTTAGGTGTTGTATTTTTATGTGCTGGCTGGTATGGGACATTAGCTACAATGATTTTTGAAGCAGGAATAAGTGTTGAAAAGATCAGAAGTTTTGATATAGATATTAATACAGAAAAAATTGCTGAAATATTTAACAAGCCTTGGGTAATGAACGGATGGAAATTTAAACCAGTTGTCCAAGATATTCACTTGATTAACTTTGATGAGCATTCATATGTTGTGCAAAAAGACGGAGGAGACTTTGAAGTTTTGTGGGATATACCTGATACAATAATTAATACAAGTTGTGAACATATAAATAATTTTAATGAATGGTATAACAAAATACCTGAAGGTAAACTAGTTGCCATGCAATGTAATGATTTTGAACAAATTGAAGAACATGTCAATACACACAAAGACTTAGAAAGTTTTGCAAATCAAACTCCTCTTGAAACTGAATTATATAGTGGTGAGCTTGATTTAGGACAATACAAAAGGTTTATGAGAATTGGATATAAGTAAATTTACACCAAGGCAGTTACAAGTTGAAAGTGCAAGAGCACTTAGCACAATTCAAGCTACAAATAATAATATTCACATGTTTAACAAAGAAGCACATCATAACAGTTGGAATTGGTATATTGCTGTTATACATTGGTATATTGAGCAATATGGAGATTTGCCAAGCAAGGTAGGGCCAGGAAAGGATGTTAAGTTAGTTTATGATAACATTCAAAATAATTGATGAAAGACAGTATATTCTAAGTCCTACTTACAACAATCTCGATATAAATTTATTAATAGAGAATCATAGCACGTGGGATAGCTATGCAAAGGATGTTTTTAATTTTTGGTCATGCGCTGACAAAATTGAAACAACCACTTCTTGTAACAAAGGAGAAAAATATATTGTTCCTATGTGTTATATACACCAAGATGAAGCGTTGTATACAGCAAAACATTTTGTTGAAGTTGCAAAACAGTTTGTAGAAGATTATGCAGAAATGTTCAAATTTGCAACATTAGCAATAGTTGATCCTTTTGAAAGTTCACAACATTTTATAGATAGTGTAGATGAATTAAAAAAACATTTTGACATAGATATAATAGGTATCAATCCGAATAAAAGATATGCAGATGGTATATACACTGATACAGGTATTCATAAGTTTATTGATCACGGTAACCCAATATCATTTACTGATAGAAAATTATATATAAATTTAAATAATGCTGCACATTATCATAGATGTAAAATGTTAGATGCATTGATTGAAAATAATTTGCATTCTATAGGATATAACACATGTCATGATGTATACGGACAAGTTTTAGAATATAAAAAACATAATGAAACACGTATTGATAAAATTCAATGGGATGTTTTAGATTCGTTAAATAAAACGTCAGGGAAAAGAATTACGACAGTTCCATATCGAGCTTGCACCCAAAGTTTTTTATGGTTAGTTGTTGAAACCAATGTTGATTCAGATAATATGTTTTTTACAGAAAAAATATACAAACCAATTGCTTTAGGAATGCCTTTTATGGTGTTAGGTAATCCTGGCATGCTTGCTGATCTACAACGTAGAGGATATAAAACATTTAGTGAATTTTGGAATGAAGATTATGATAAAGATTTACCGTTAGACGATAAGATTAAAATAATAATTGATAATTTAAAAACATTAACAAAACAAAACTTAAAAGAATTACGTGTAAATATGAAATCCTATTTACTGCATAACAGACAAGTGTATAATGAAGAAAGATCTAAAAACGAATTGCGTAAAAATCTAAAGGATCATTTAAATGTATAGATACGAAGATATACGTGTTATACATTTGGAAAATACACAAAACTGTCAAGCCAGTTGTCCAATGTGTGACCGTAATCAAAACGGAGGCGATCTTAATCCACATATTGATCTGAGTGAACTTACAATAGATGATTGCAAACGTATCTTTGAACCTGAATTTATAAAACAATTAAAAACAATGTATATGTGTGGAAACTTAGGAGATCCTATTGTTGCAAGAGATACATTAGAAATATTCCGTTACTTTAGAGAACACAACAAAGATATGTGGCTAAGTATGAATACAAACGCAGGAGCAAAAAATGAACAATGGTGGAGAGAATTGGCCCAAGTCTTGGGAAGGATGGGTGCTGTTATTTTTAGTGTGGACGGTCTTGCCGATACTAACCATTTATATCGTCAAGGTGTTGTCTGGAATAATGTAGAACGTAATATGCGAGCATTCATTTCAGCAGGAGGTAGAGCACGTTGGGACTTTTTAATTTTTGAACATAACCAACATCAAGTTGAAGAAGCTGAACGCCTTGCTAATGAATGGGGCTGTGAAAAATTTATGAAAAAGAAAACAGGTAGATTTGTTAATGCAAAAAGCCAAAAAAAAGAATCACATCAAGCAGTCAATCGTAAAGGCAAAAAAACACAAGAACTTAAAAAACCTGATGCAAAGTATTTGAATAAAGCAATAAAAGAATACGACAAAGTTACAAAAAAACACGGAAGTATAGATACATATTATGATCGTGCTGAAATACATTGTAAAGTAAAAGATGAAGGCGGCTTGTTTATAACAGCTGAAGGTTTAGCTATGCCGTGTTGTTGGACAGCAGGTCGCATGTATAAGTGGTGGCATAGAGATCCAAAAGTAGAACAAGTTTGGGACTTTATAGATGGAGTTGGTGGCAAAGAAGAAATAAGTGCAAAGAAGCATGGATTACGAAAAGTCTTTGAAACAGGAATATTTAATAACATAGAAAACAGTTGGAACAAAAACAGTTGTGCAGACGGCAAACTAAAAGTTTGCAGCATGAAGTGTGGCAAAGAATTTGATCCATTTGCGGAACAATTCAAATGAAAATTGAATTGGAGATCACAAGTGACTGTAATGCATCGTGTCCTGGTTGTGCTAGGACTTTGAATCAAGATATCTTGCAAATTAACAGTTTTACATTACAAGATCTTAAACGTATTTTTCCGCCATTAGATGTAAACGATAATCAATTTAAATTTTGTGGTGTGTTAGGTGACCCTATTGTAAATCCAGACTTTTTGAGTATGGCTGAGTATTTGACAGACAATAATGGTTATGTAGAAGTAAGCACTAATGGAGGATACAATAGTCCTGATTGGTGGCGTCAATTAGGAAGCATTGCATATAAGCATCCAGGACTAGTTCATATACATTTTTGTGCAGATGGTCATAAAGAAACAAACCATATATATCGTGTTAACACTAAATGGAAAGTTGTAGAACGTAATATGGAAGCATTTGCAGATACAGCACCTCCGCAACATGCTACATGGATTTATATAGTTTTTGATCACAATGAATATGAATTAGAAACAGCAAAAAATCATGCGTATGAATTAGATTTTAATTTTGCAACAAGAACAGGTATGCGTAACAGCTATCATCAATGGATAGCTCAAATAGGTAAAAAAAATAAAAAAACAAAAAAAGTTATTACTACAACTAAGATAGAACACAGTAAAAAAGAAGTTATGAAAGAAATTGATACTTTCATAAATGATCATAAGCATAATAAAATAGATAATTCTGCTAAACAAGCAATGTTAGATAGTATTGTTTGTAAATATATACACGAAGATGAAATATTTATTGCAAGTGATCTTACAATGTGGCCGTGTTGTTTTTTATATGACAGTGCTTTTAAAAATAGAGAAGGTATTGTAGATAAACTTAACCAGTTTGAACCAGAGTGGAACAGTCTACATAAACATAGTATACATACTATCAAACAGCACAGTTGGTATAAAAAATTATTAGCAGATAGCTGGGATCCTGATCATCCATTACATTTTAATCGATGCATAAAAACATGTGCAAAAAATAAAGCATATCATAATGAGATAAATTATGTTAAATAGAAAATTAAAAAATATAGCAATAGTAGGATGCAGCTATTCTCATTATACTGATGGAAAGTGTTTTGGAGCAAGTTATCCTGCATTAATTGCAAAAAATAATCAAGAATATAATGTGTTTGATTTGTCAATATGCGGAGATAGTAATGCTACTGCTTACTATAAAATAAAAAATACTGAAGAAAAATATAAAATAAAATTTGATAAAATAATATGGCAAATTACACATTTAGAAAGAAATATATATTTTTCATCTAAGTATTTGCGCTACAATCCATTAGAAATTATACAAAAAAGAAATTATTTTTATACACAAGGTGAATATACAGATCAGTATAATCAGACAGATTTGGTTGCCTTGCAATCTTGGATGACATATGATGATAAAAGAGATTGGATTGTTGAATATATGAAACAACTAAAAAACAAACATGGCTTAGATATGAATACTATTCTTTGTATGTGTGAAAATAATCAACACCATTGGCAAGTGCAACAAACTATAGATTTATTCAATGCTAGATATGGTATTGAAAATGTTCTTATGTTTGGTTGGCATGGAACAATAGCAAGATCAAGTTTCAAATTTGAAAGTAATTTTAAAGGTTGTGTAGAAGATTGGCTTGGAAAATCCTTTCATAGATATGCTGTAGACGATGCTCCGCATTTAAACGAAGCAGGACATGCACAAATATACAAGCATCTGTATCCAGATGTCAAGAGATTATTGAAATTATAACGGTAAGTATAGTATGAGCGAAGTAAAATATCCGTCAGATACGTTTTGTTTACTGCCTTGGGTGCATCTAAGCACAAGACCAGACGGCAGCATGAGAGTTTGTTGCACAGCTAATGCAAGTTCAGTAGGTCCGACTAATGACAAAGAGCATGGTGGACAAGTAGGAATACTCAAAGATGATGAAGGACGTCCTAATAATTTAAATGTAAGTGATTTCCAAACTGCTTGGAACAGTGATTATATGAAGAATGTTCGTAAGCAAATGTTAAACGGAGAAAAACCTCCTAGTTGTTTAAAATGTTACAAAGAAGAAGAAGCTGGACATAGAAGTAAACGTATGTGGGAAACACATTATTGGAGTCAACGTGTTGATGTAGATAAAATATTACAGGAAACAAATCACGATGGCAGTGTGCCTCCAAATTTAGCATATATTGATTTGAGATTTGGCACTAAATGTCAACTTGCATGTGTTATGTGTTCACCTCATGATAGTTCGGGTTGGATTAAAGATTACAAAAAAATATTTCCTGCTGTAAAAAATGAATCATTAAAAGAAATTATGCAATGGGAAAACAAAGGTAGCACAAATGGAAGTAGTTATAATTGGCATAAACAAAATGAAATTTTTTGGAATCAGTTTTATGAACAAATGCCAAGTATGCAACAAATATACTTTGCTGGCGGAGAAAGTTTAATTATCGAGGAGCACTATGAAATACTCGAACATGCAATCAAATTAGGACATGCAAAAGATTTAGAATTACGTTACAATTCAAACGGAGTTGAATGGCGAGAAGATTTATTTGATTTATGGAAAGAATTTAAACTTGTGCGTTTTCATTATTCGATTGATAGTATCAAACAAATGAATGATTATATAAGATATCCAAGTGATTGGAAAAGACAAGAAGAAGTTTTTCATATACTTGATACACAAACTAGTAACAATGTAGAAATAACGATTGCTTGTGCAGTGCAAGCTCTAAATATACACTACCTTCCTGATTTTATTCAATGGAAACTAGAACAAGGTTTTAAAAAGATTAACATGTGGCCTTTTGGTGCTGGAGGCATAAGTCAGCATTTTGTATATTGGCCTGCACATTTAAATGTAAAAGTATTACCACAATGGTTCAAAGAAAAAACAAGAGAAAAATATGAAGCATGGTATCCTTGGTGGGAAGAAAATTGGGAACTAGGCGTTCCTAGTTGGCATAAAGGCAAAATAGGATATGATCAATGGCGTAGTGCTGAATACGGAATCAAAAGATTGAACGGTATACTAAACTTTATGGAAAGTGAAGATTGGAGTAGACGTTTACCTGAGATGCATGAATTTTTGTCTTTGTGCGATAAACAACGTGGTATTACATTTGAAAACACGTTTCCAGAAATGAAAGGAATATTTGATGCAAACATTTGAAATATTAAAAGAAAGATTTAGTGATCAACATTATATTCAAACATTTGAAAATTTTCATAATAAGAAATATCCTGATATGCAAGATGTCAACGGATTGCCAATACATTTTGATAAAACATTTTCAAGAATAGGTATTAGTCTTAGTGGTGGTGCAGATAGCACAATGTTATTCTACATACTTTGTAAGTTAATTGAGGATACAGATAGCAAATGTAAAATTATGCCTACAACTATGGTAAGATTTTATGATTCGAAACCTTGGCTTGACAAATCGGCAAAAGATGTTTATGCATGGATGAAGGAACGTTTTCCTAATATTGTAGACGAACATAACTGGGGTTTTATTCCACCAGAACTAGAAATTGTAAAAATGAAAAAATTAGGACTGCGGCATCTCAATCAACAATATCCAGTTGATCTAATGTTTTGTGATGTTTTAGCTACTGTAACATATCATGAATATTTAATCAAAGCAAAAAAATTAGAATATATCTATAGTGGAACTACAATGAATCCACCTGAAGATTTTGAAAATGCTCCACAGTTTAGAACAGAAGAAGTGTTAGAAGTAAACGGAATTGATAATGTTATAAATGCTACTGTGATTAATCCATTTGCGTTAGTGCAAAAAGATTGGGTAATGGCACAATATGAAAATTATAAACTACACGATTTGTTAGATTTAACTAGAAGTTGTGAGGCAGACTATAAAGTATTAGGAGAAATGTGGTTGCATATTGAAGACGAGCAACCCCCTGCTTGTGGATATTGTTTCTTCTGCAAAGAACGTCAATGGGGTATAGATAATCAGGAAAAATATTTGATAAAATGAGTTTACCATGCTACTATGCACTTGGAGGTATAAATTTTAAAAATGGTTTTGTTACAAGTTGTCCTCAACAAAGTGATCAATTAGTAATACTTGAAAATCAATATATTCCAAGTAAATTTATAAACAGCACTAATTTCAAACAACACCGCAAAGATCTAATGAGCGGTATATGGCCTAACGGCTGTGATATGTGTGAACGTGTTGAGTGTGCAAATAGTGGCACTAGTATGCGGCAAGAGGAACCTGTAAGTTTAGATTATTATCACCAAGATGGTAGTATTGATTTTTTAGGCTTACGCACAGCAGAAATAAGATTTAGTCATAGTTGCAATATGAGTTGTTTACATTGTAGTATGGTGTTTAGTAGTGGCTGGATGAGTAAATTAAAACGTTACCAGAGTGATAACGAAGATAGGCAACATCAACTCCATCAACTTACAGGAGCAATGCATAGAAAGTCTCCTGATGATGATCTAACAATGAGTATAAGCACAGAACGTGCTTTAGAAATAGTAAACGACCTCAACAAAAATTTTCCTAATTTAGAACGTGTTGATTTTGCTGGTGGCGAGGTATTATATCAAAAACAATTTTTTCCAACATTAGAAAAATTAAGTGAACATCCTAACGCAAGTAACATGTTAATATTATTTCATACAAATTTCAATGCAGATTTTGATCCAGAAAAACTCAGTAAGTGCTTGCAAAAATTTGGAAAAAGTATTATAATGATTAGCGTAGATGCAGGACCACGTATATACCCATACTTTAGGCAAGGCGATTGGAACAAGTTGAATGAAAATATAAAAGCATTTAGGGCAATAAATAAAAAAACTGAAGTAAACACTGTTTGCACCACTGGCACGTATCAAGTAATGGAAATACAAGATACTTTCTCTGGATTGCTTACACTAGATATTGACTGGATCAATAGTAGTATTGTTTTTACTCCTGATTACTTAAATCCTGCACTTATGTTAAGACATTTTGAAAATGAAACTTTGTATGATATTGAACAAACAAAACAATACATAATTAATCTAAGAGATATAAAACGAACTAAAAAAATTAGTGCATTAGAAGCATTAGAAAACATTAAAAAATATATTATAAATCACAATACACAAGAATCGCATTGGAACGCTTTTAAGGTATATATAAAGAAGAGTGACACTATATGGAAACAAAACTTTAACGACCATATACAAAACTACAGATACACAGACGGAGAAATTGTTAGAAATGTATGATGCAAATAATAAACTTTATAATAATCTGCCTGATGATATAGTTTTTAACAGAGTAAGTCATTTGGATATTCCTTTTGATCCTAGATGGAATAAAATAGGAATAAATTTAAGCGGAGGAGCTGATAGCGCACTATTAACTTTTTTACTTTGCTCCTATATAAAGCAAAACAAATATAAAACACAAGTAGAAATAATTACATATCAACGTTGTTGGGAAACTAGACCTTGGCAAGGTGATATTGCTACTAATGTCTACATGTGGCTTATGAATCAATTTCCTAAAATTATTGGCAAAAGACATTTATGCTATATTCCTCCAGAATTAGAACATGGAGTAATAGGACCTATACACGAAGGACGCAGTGGCGACCAAATAATAGTAGGTAGCTATAACAAATTCGCAGCTTGGAACTATAAATTAGATGCAGTATATAATGCAACAAGTAAAAATCCTGACGATTTACGTGATGATAGAATGACAAATAGAGATAAGGATGCGGAAGACGGTAATATAACTGATTTATGGTGGTATAGTCGTAAAGTGAAATCAACAGTAGTGCATCCGTTTAGATTTGTTAAAAAAGATTGGATAGTTGCACAATATCATATTCATAATATTTTAGGATTATACAATATAACACGTAGCTGCGAAGGAGATATTAATCATCACGATATAATAAAAAATGCATGTAATCATTTTTCAGACTATAAAACAAATATGCCAATACCAGAATGTAAAGAGTGCTGGTGGTGCGAAGAAAGAGATTGGGCAGAAAGCCGTGTGCAAAATGTTATAAAGGAAATCAATGAGTTTTGACACCATAGATCTTCTTACCGGAAAAGTATTTCAGGTAACTTGGGATACAGGCAGACGTTGCAATTACGATTGTAGTTACTGCCCTGCTCATCGTCACGACAACTTTAGTAAACATGCTACATTAGAAGAATTAAAAAATAATGTTGACTTTCTTTTTGAATATACCGACTTATATATGCAATATAGAAATAACAAAGTTGCAAATTTTGGTTTTACAGGCGGCGAGCCTACAGTTAATCCTAATTTTATTCCTTTCGCCAGATATCTCAAAGAATCATATGAAGACAAATATTCTAATCGTTGGGAAGCAGGATTTGCTTTAACAACAAATGGTGCTATGGGTGAAAAAATGGGCGATGCAGTAATGCAAAATTTTGGTCATGCAACAGTAAGTTATCATAGTGAAAGTGATCGTAAACTTAAACAACAAGTCAAAGATAGAATTTTACAGTTTCATTATCAAGGAGGATTACATCAATTTACAGTAAGCGTAAATGTAATGTTCCATGCAGAGTATTTTGACGAGTGTGTAGAACTTTGTGAGTTTTTGAAAGCTCATGAAGTTGATTTTGTTCCAAGAGTAATCGGTGAGGAGCCCGATAGTAGACCAACATTTGCTCACAAGTATAGTGAAGAACAATTAGCTTGGATGAAAAATTATTGGAAACAAAAAAATGATGCCACTTATGCTAACAGTGCTGCTAGTGATGTTGTAAAAAATGCAAAAAAACTTGGCAACAGTATAGGCAGACCTTGTTGTGGTAGTAGAGATATGTTGTTATCTTTAGGAAAAGAAAGTAGAAAGAGTAATTTTGTGGATTTTAGACAATTCCAAGGTTGGAGTTGTAGTGTAAATTGGTTTTTCTTGCACCTTGAACAACAAACTGACAGTATATATCATCACCAAACGTGCCAAGCAAGGTTTGGCAAAGGTAGAGGACCTATAGGAAAGCTCAGTGAAGGAAAAAAACTTATAGCAGAGCTAAAAGATATGTTAGAAAACAACCGTATGCCGATAATCAAGTGTCCAAAACACACTTGCGGCTGTGGATTGTGCGCTCCTAAGAGCAAATTTGAAGAAAAATTTGTTGAAACACTAGGAAATCATATGAACACAGGAGTTTTACAAACAAATGTGGAAGCATAGATGCGTTTTACCATTTCATCATATGGCAATACGTCCAGACGGAGGCATACGTCCTTGCTGTTATTTCAGAGAGGAGACAGTGCCTAGCGATCTTAACACAGCACACGAAGATCCTTTCAATCATCCTTTCATGTTAGACATAAGAGAGCGTATGCTTAATGATGAATACATTGAAGGTTGTAGTAAATGCTATGATGACGAAGAAGCCAGTGGTAAAAGTATGCGGACTGACATGAATTCACCTTTTACTACATTTGGATTGCCAAAAGAAAATAGAGGAGAGATACCAAAACTTACTAATTTGGATTTAGCTTTCAGTAATGTGTGCAATAACAAGTGTAGAATGTGTGGTCCTGAACTAAGCACTCAGTGGTATACTGATGCAAAGAAAATGAACTATGGATTCGAGCAACGTGGCGTATTAGCACGTAATAGTATTGTAGAAGATTATGATTTACAAGATCTTAGATTTATAAAACTACTTGGTGGTGAGCCACTTATGGAGCAGAAGAAGTTTATTAAGTTATTAAGCAAGTGCGATTTATCTAAGTTGACATTATTATTAGTTACAAATACAACACATAGACCAAATGAGCAATTGACTGATCTATTTAAACAATGTAAAAAAATGACTATAACTTTTAGTATAGATAGTCATGGTGAAATGAACGATTTTTTACGTAAGGGTAGTGATTGGAAACAAGTTGAAGAAAATGTAAAATGGTTCAAAGAAACTTTTGACGGATATCCTATAGACATGAATGTGCATAGTATAGCAAGTATATATAACATCAATCAAATAGAAAATTTGATTATGTGGTGCTTACAAAATAAACTTTATCACGATTATGTTGTGGTTGATGGTCCTAATTGGATTATGCCAAGACATATTCCGGATCCAGTAAAGCAGGAGCTTATACCTGAATTACAGAAACGTGCTGATAGTTACGGACGTAATGGGAAAATATTTAAATTGTTAATTCACGAACTAGAACAACTAGGTGATTTTGGCATGTTTATACGCAACGATATAAGATTAAATAGTATTAGAAATGAAGATTGGAAAAAATTAAATCCTTGGTTATGGCGTAAAGTTAAACCATATATAACAAAAGATATACTTTAGGTAATTAAATACGTATATAATGGAGATGATATGAGCGACACACTTTGTCCAATTCCTTGGATGAGTCAAAGTCTTAGAGCAAATGGAGATATAAGAGTTTGCTGTCAAACTCAGCATGGTCCTACCGGAGGTATCATGAGAAATTCTGCTGGCGAAGTATATAATGCAAGAACTGCCAATCTCAAAGATACTAGAAACAGTGATATAGCGAAAGATATACGCAAAGCTATGATGAAAGGCGAATGGCATCCGGACTGCGTAAGATGTCAAACTGAGTCTGAGGCTGGTATGCGTAGCAGACAAATATATGAAAATGATATTTGGATACTCAGTGGTTTACATAATTGGGATAATTTATTATCGCACACACAAGATGACGGCACTATAGATGTAGATGCTATAGATTGTAGTTTTTATGATGTTAGATTTGGTAATTTATGTAATTTAAAATGTAGAATGTGTGGACCTACTGATAGTAACATGTGGTATGAAGACCAAGTTAAATTATGGGGTCCTAGTTACAAAGATAGTCATGGTAAAGTTAAACTTGTTCAAAACCAAAAAGGAAAATATGTTCCTGAAGTCAATGTATATGATTGGCATGAAAGCAATCATTATTGGGAACAAATGGATTCTAACATAAGTGAAATACGCAAACTGTATATAGTTGGCGGTGAACCATTAATGATTGATAGGCATTATGAATTTTTACAAAAGTGTGTTGATGAAGGAGTAGCAAATAAAATAACTGTTGAATATAATAGTAATCTTACTAATATTCCACAACGTGCTTGGGACGTATGGAAACATTTTAAGCGTATACAAATAGGTGCAAGTATTGATGGAGTAGGAGATTTACAATACTATATGAGGCCTCCTAGCCGTTTTAGTAAATGTTATGAAAATCTACTTAAATTGAGTGAAGCAGAAGGAAACTTTAAGGTGTGGATTGCTGCTACTATAAATGTATTCAACGTATTACATTTTCCTGAATTTATGGAATGGATCATACTAAACAAAATACCAAAAGTAAATGACGATAATGTGCGGCCTATAATTACTCCTCATCCTTTGCATGGACCAAAATTTTATAACGTAAGGATGCTGCCTAAATTTGCAAAAGATGCTGTAAAAGAAAAATATGAACAATACAAACCAAAATTAGAAAAACTTATCGATGAAAGTGATTTCACAGATGATAGAAAAAAAGCAAGTAAGCGTGAAGCAAATAAATTACTTAATCAATATGTTGATTATATGTATGCAAAAGACTTCAGTGAACATTTACCACAGTTTTGGGAAGCAACAAGACGATTAGATAAAATTAGAGGACATAGCATAGAAGAATCTATTCCAGAATTGTATGAATTAATAAAGGATACAGAACCTAAAGATGTCTAGCACATTCTGCCCTATGCCGTGGAATAGTATAAACATACGTAATAACGGCGATATACGCATTTGTTGTAATGCAAATAGCTATACTGAAAATAAAGGTATAGTTAGAATGGATGATGGCACGCCATATAATATTGGTAAACACGAAATAACAGATGCTCGTAATGCTGAATTATTAAAAGAAGTTCGCTTGAAAATGCTCAATGATGAGTGGCATCCAGAATGTGAACGTTGTAGACAAGAAGAAATAAATGGTATCAAAAGCAGACGTGAACACGAAGTTTTAGAATGGGGAGAATACAGCGGCGATTTTGATATTGAGGCAGCTCAGGCAGTTACTGATGAAGATGGATCTATTGATACAAATGCTCAACCTTTAGAATTTTTTGATATACGTTATGGTAACTTTTGTAATTTAAAATGTAGAATGTGTGGACCAACAGAAAGTCATACCTGGTTTAACGATTATGTAAAACTACATGGAAGGAATCAATTCAACGATACTCACGGAACAGTAGTTTTAGAAAAAAATAAAAAAGGCAGATGGGAAACTGATAGTTATAATTGGTTCAAACAAAGTAATTGGTTTTGGAATCAATTTGAAAAGCACACAACAAATACCAAGCGCATGTATATAGTTGGTGGCGAGCCATTGATAATCGATGAACACTTAGAACTTTTAGAAAGATTAGTTGCAAATGGAAATAGTCATAACATTGAAATAGAATACAATAGTAATCTTACAAATGTTACAAAAAATATTGTAAACGCATGGGAAAAATTTAAACAAATACGTATTGGAGCAAGTATTGATGGTTTGGGCGATGTTTTTAACTATCAAAGAGCACCTGCAAATTGGAATAAAGTTTATCAAAATATGTTGACTTTAGAAAACAATCCTAATATAAACCTTAAAGGATGGTTTACGTATACTGTTACACCTTTAAATTTATTTCATTTGCCAGAATTTATGCAATGGAAATTAGAACACAGCGGCCTTAGTAAATTCAATCCAATCACTACTGCAAAGCCTATTGTAACTTATCACATGTGTCATGCTCCTAAGCACTACAATGTTAAAATACTCCCATACGAATATAAACAACAAGTTTGTGATACTTTTGACGAATACAAAAAATGGATTGTAACCACAGAACATGCAGACAAAGTTAAAAATAATTTTGTTGACATACTGAATAAAGTAGAACGCTTTATGAACAGTGAAGATTACAGTGAACACTTGCCTACATTTATAGATACAACACTTAGATTAGATGAAATACGCAAACAAAACATTTTAAATATAGTTCCGCAATTTGAGGAGATGTTTCATGCACATCACTAGTGAAAATTTAGATTGTGCTATAATAACATTGTTTGTGCATAATGTTTGTAACTATGCTTGTAGTTATTGTAATGATTATCATAGAGATGGAAGCCATAGATGGCCAACAGATTGGGAACCATACATTGATCTTATTACAAATATGAAAAAGAAAAACAAATATTTGTATGTTGAAGTTCTTGGAGGAGAACCAACAGTGTGGCCTAAATTTCAAGACTTTGTTGATACAATAAGTTCTGACACTGTTTTTGTAGAATTCAGCACCAATGCAAGTAGAACTATACGATACTGGGAAAAATTTAGAACACATAGAGCTTTCTGTTTTTTAAGTTGGCACTATGAATTTGCAGATGATGATCATTTTTATGAAGTTGCAAAAATAATGCAGCATAAAGCAAGTGTTAGTATACCTTTAATGATTGTTCCTGATAATTATCAACGGGCCAAAGCATTATATGAAAGATTAAAAGATCTAAATGTTGAAATAACGCCTAAGTTCACAAGAACTAATATTGGAGGAACAGATTATTTTCAGTATACAGATGAACAACGTGAATGGATACAAAATAATGCATGGCACAAAATGAAACCGTTTGGTATAGATTGGAAAATACCTCAAACTTTACATTTTGATGGAGAGCCTATGAAGTTTATGAAAGTTTTAGATAAAGGTTTACATAAGTTTGATGGATATACTTGCACTGCGGGTATAAGAAGACTTATGGTTGAGCCAGATGGTAATATTAAGAGATGCACAAAAAATGTAGGAGGTAGTATAGGAAATATACTTACTGGTTATACATTGCCAGATGATCCTATATTATGTGATTATAGAGCATGTCCTTGTAAATTAGATGCGGTGGTAGAAAAATGGATTTAAGTAAAAGTATAGGAACAGATAATGAATTTGTTTGTGTTAAATTAAGCGGTGGTGCTGATAGTGCTATAATTTATTATGCAGTATGTGATGCAGTAAAAGATACAAATACAAAAATTATTGTAATTACATTAGATACAGATTTAAAAGATCAGTATATTGCTGGTGCAAAACGTATAATAAAAATAGTTAAAGATCTTACTGGAGTTGAACCTTATGAACATATTACAAACACAGTTGAACATAGTTTAGAAAATTATAATAATGGTCAGCATCATTTATTAGAACAAGTTTGGGAAAAATATGGAAAATACATTCCAGTATATACTGGACTTACAATAAATCCTCCTCATGAAGATATGGTTGAATTTTTTGAAAATAATGCAGAAAGATTAGGTATAGATTTACAACATGCACTAGCTCATATTCATAGTAGAGACCAAGGAAGAGATATCAAATTGCCATACGGTGAAAATCCTGGAAGGTTGTTCGGAAAGACTGATAAGAAAGGGACTGCTGCTGCCTATAAACATTATGATATGATGGAAAAATTATATCCATATACATTTAGTTGTGAATCGGCACCATATGAACTTGACGAAAATGATATGCCAATTCATTGTGGACACTGTTTTTTCTGTTTAGAGCGTTGGTGGGGGTTTGATAGATTAACATGAATTATGAAGATTTAACTTTTGACATGCTAGGCACAAAACGCCAACGTCCAATGTATCTAAGCAAATTTACAAAGTTTAGACAAAAATTAAAAATGAAAGATTATCCATTAGATCCACATGAATACACAACATATTTTATTGAGCAAATGGACAAATGGATAAATGCGCACAATGCTATTTCTTATATAGGGCTAGATACGTTTGAACGCAAAGATGCAATATTAGGAACCACACATCAGTTGGATGAATTACATAGTCTTCATGGAAAAAATATTTGCACATTTAAAGGCGAATACAAATATCATAGAAGATTAACGGATTTTAATGTTAAACAAATAGAGCACTATAGTCAAATAGCAAAAGGCGATGTCTTTGTTGTAAGTTATCCTAGTTGTATTACAACAGGTGCTATAGAAGATTTTGGCAAGTTGTTAGACCACTGTTATCATCTACATGTTCCTGTGCATATTGACGGAGCTTGGTTTGGACAATGTAGAAATGTTGAGCTTGCTGTATACCATCCTGCTATTGAAAGTGTAAGTGTAAGTTTGAGTAAAGCACTAGGAATGGGTAGTCAGCGCATAGGCATACGCTACACTAGAGAACGTATAAACGGCCCAATTAGCATTATGAATGACTTTGCCTATGCTAATGTAAGTGATATGTGGTTAGGTGTTGAAGCAATGAAACATTTTGGTGTTGATTATTGGTGGGCAAACTATAGTGATTTGTATAAAAAAGTATGTAAAGATTTTGATTTGCGTGAATCAAACAGTATACATGTAGCCTGGAAAGATGGTGATCAATTTGGGATACGCACGCCTTTGAGAATGTTAATTGAAGGCATATATGACGAGCGCGGAACAGATAAAGGATTGAATAAAATAGAAAGAGAAGAACGTGTATAATTTTGGTTCACATAAAATAGATATAGATTTAGAATATCATAAAAAACAGTTTGATAATATTATTAGCCAATCTAAAGCTAAAATTACAGGAACAAAAGGTCATAATTTATTTTATCCTGTATCAAAAGATGATAAATCTTACCTACAAAACTATATGAATGAACTTACCGGCGTTTATAATGATTGGAATTTTGATTATTTTCAAAGTGGTGAACCTGCTGGATTACATACAGATTATGATACAGTTCCTTGGGACGATGAAACTGAATGTCATGTAGTTGTTGGTTGTATTATTCCTTTAGAATGGAACTGCAAACAACCATATACTGTAAACTATGATAAAGTAAGTGACACACCTAGGAAAATGATGTATCGAAAAGGTGAAATGCGTTACAAAGACACTGACGAAATATTTGAGTATAGAACAGAATGGAAGCATAACGAAGAATCTTTGAAATATAATCATATTGATTGTGCATATGCAAAAGAATATGTTGATTTAGACATTCATAGTGTTTATGAATGGAAAATAAATACACTTATGCTATTTGATACAGCAAGATGGCACAGTAGTAGTTGGTTCTTAAGCGCCAACAACATTCCTGATGTTAGCACAGAAAATAAAAGGTCAATAATAGGATTTGGATCTATAGATGTTCAACGCAATCAACCACACACGTAAAGAAGAATTTTCTATATTTTGGGATCTTGGTAGACGTTGCACTTATGATTGCACATATTGTAGTCCGCATCACCATAATAAATTTTCACCTATAATTAGTTTTAAAAAATTAGCTGCAACAATAGATGGTGTTGTTGATTATGCAAATTTATTGAATTTATACAGGACGGAACCTGTGACAACGGATGTGGCTTTCACAGGAGGAGAGCCTACAATACATCCTGATTTTTTTAAATTTATAAAATATATCAAACAAAAATATCCGCATGTAACTACAAATCTTACAACTAATGGATGTTACTCTAACAAAAAATGTCAAGAAATTATAGACAATGTTAGCAATGCATGTATAAGTTACCATCCAGAAGCAACACAAAAAGAAAAAGATTTAGTTATTTCTAATATTAAATTAATGTATGATCAAGAATATAAATTTAGAATTAATTTAATGTTTCATAAAGATTACTTTGATCACTGTATTGAACTTGCAGAATGGTTTAAAGAATTAGGTATACGTTATACAGCACGGCCTATTGGCGACAGTAATGACAAGGAAGATATTAGAAGAGGTTATGCACATGTGTATAGTGAAAAGCAATTACAATATTTTAAAAATCAATGGGAAAAGAAAGAAAAACCAAAAACCCATGTAATGAATATGGCTACAAAAAACACAAGCATAGCAACAATAGGACGCCCTTGTTGTAACGGAAAGTGTTTAAAAATTAAGACAGGAGATTCTTGGGGAAGAGGTTTTAGAGTTCCATCTACTAATTACAAAGGATGGAGTTGTATGGTAAATTGGAATTTTTTATATGTGAATAGCGAATTAGATTTAATTTACACACATCAAACATGTATGGTAAATCTAGACGGACAAGTAGGTCCTTTAGGAAAGGCTACAGAGTTTGATAAAATTAATGCAGATTTGCAAAAAAAATTACGCAGCGGCAAAATGCCTGTGATACGATGTCCTAAGACTCATTGTGGTTGCGGATTGTGTGCGCCTAAGGCTCTGTATGATGATGATGCAACAGAAATATTTGAAAGTCATACAAAATATTTAGAACCAGTATTGCAAAAAGAAACTAA